AACGCAGGAGTGGGAACGAACCCCGACAAGGAGAAGCGACCGAGATGACACCAATAGGAGGAAACAGCCCATGAAGCACTAAGCCCAGCCGACGACACGGGTCGGCGCCTCGCGATCAGCTGCCCACATCACCAGGCCGCCGGGCTGCAGCGAACCCTCGAGATCACCCCTAGTCCCCATGACCTGCTCCGTAAGCCGATTGAAGGCGCAGCGAGGGAAGCCCAAGGCCAAACACATCGAGTCCGAGCTGCTATCGGCAGTGGTGAGGACAGCAACACCCGCGGGTTGTAGAAGCCCAGTAGGCGAACGCGGGAGCAATACCGATTTCCTCGATGCCCTTCCTCCGAGGGGCATCTGGGAAACCAAACCGAGGAATACCAATGAAGCAGTTCGCGAAGCTGTTTGAGTTCGAAGACCTGGGCCAGGTGCTCGTGATGCTTGATCGCGGGGATGACGGCCCGGAGGTGCGCCTCTACTTCAAGCCCGACGGGCTTGGCGTCTGTTCAGTGGCGTGCAGCAACTTCCCCGGCGATGAAGACGAGCAGTGGGACTACGCCGAAAAGGGGTTCGCCGTGGCGGACTCCGAAGGGGTTCACAAGCTCGTCGCCGAGGCAATGGAAGTCGTCCCGGATCGCCTGGGCTGACGCACCAGGCGGCAGAAGCGCCACCCACCACCCGAACGGAGTCACACCATGCTGATCCTGACCAGAAGACCCGGCGAAACCCTGCATATCGGCGACAACATCACCGTCACGGTCCTCGGCAGCCAAGGCGACCAGGTGCGCCTCGGCATCACCGCCCCGGACGAGGTCGCCATTCACCGCTCCGAGATCTACCAGCAGATCGGCAACGTCCGACCGGTGCCGCCGGCGGAACTGGTCGAGGCCTGGAATCGCGAGCACCCGGCGCCAGCGCTGATCGAGTACCGGCCGTACCGGGGGGCCGAACCGCAGCGCACCCGCACCGTCGGCCGGGCCAGCGTGTCGCTTGGCGGGGCGGCGGTTATCTGGATCGAAGGCCAGTCGGCGCCGGTGGCGTTGCGGGCCTGCACCGCGATCTCCTGACTTCGGCGCCTGGCCCATTGCCGGGCGTTTAACCCACGGCGAGCGCCCGCCGGTCCAACGGCGCGTACAACGGAGGACCTCACCATGTAGCCCAACCCCAACGGTAGATCGCCAACATGCGGTCGAGCCTGTACCCAACCGCTTTCACATAAGGCGGTGCATGTAAGTGGAGACAGGGCGCTTGGCGGCGCCCTTCTCTTTCCTGCTCCTGGCACGGCCAGGGCGCAGCGGAGAGTGATTTGAGGCGTGGAAGCTGGGAGCCGAAAGCTCCCTGGAGACACGCGGGAAGCGCGGGAACAAGCGCGCACGTGGGCGGCCATGGCCGATGAAGTTCCGGGCATCAGCACAGTCACCGCAGCAGCGGCAAACACCCGAGAAGCGCACTGATGCCAGAGCCGGAGTCGCGACCGGCCAGATCACTCCCCGCTGCGCATGCAGCGTTCCCCATCTTCGCCCGGCTCCGGCCGGGCTTTTTTCAACCTCCATTCGAGAGCACCCACCACGGCGCCCCACCGGGCACGACTGCCGTGTGCCTGGGTGCTGCCGAATGCAGGTGAACCACGGAGAGCATCCCGATGTGGACATACCGCGAGCGCCGCAACCGCGCGGCTTTCAGCAACGCGCAACTCGCTTACGACCGTGCCGTCGACCCGCTCTGGGACCAGCCGGAGCCGGAACCGGAGCACGAGGACGAAGAGCAGGAGGACGACGATGGCATGGGCGAATGAGCGCGCAGAGGGCGTGATCGAGGAAGCGATCGTCGCTATGCGTCGGTCGGTGATCCCGCGCCACGACCAGTTGGTATGGCGCGGCCAGATCGAGATGGCCTACACGCTGGACGCCATCGGCACCCGGCAATACGACGACATGCGCCGGCGGCTCGACGCCGCAGCGGATGCGAGACAGCAGGAACTGAGGAGCATCGACCTATGACCACCCGCCCCGTTCGCTCGATCATCGACGACCAACTCGACGACCTGGTGATGCCGGCCGACGCCGACATCGCCGCAGTGCTCGGCCTGCCTCGCGAGACCCTGGTGGTGAATCTCCCGCGCCGCATGGCCGTGACCATCAAGAAAGGCCGGAAGTGCCTGGGGGTGCGCCGTGGCTGAGCCAATCCAGATCATCGACGTCATTGAGCACAAATCGGCGTACATGACCCAGATTTTCGTGGTCATCGACCGCATGCCCGAGTTCGTCTACTCCTGCGGAGAGTTCGAGAAGGTTGCGGGTTGGGGCGGGCGTGGCCGCCACCTGATCGCCAACGACAGCGGGTTCTACGACTTCCTCAAGGAGGTCCCCGGCTCCACCGATGCCTTCGCGGGGCGCAAGTTCACGATTCGGCTGGATGACGGAGGCACCCTTGAATGCCATGGGCAGGTCTGGGATGCAGCGCACCCCAGCCCGCCGGAGCCAACCGTACAAGTCGGCATCAGCACAATCGAGAAGCTGCATCACTGCTACGTCTTCTCCGGCGGCCGGATATCCAAGGCAAAGCTGGAAGAGTGGCTGGCAAGCAATCGACCCAGCAGGAACTATCGGGAGTACGACCCTGCCGAGAGTATCGAGGCGTTGCGCACCAGGTTTTTCAGCAGCACCTATGGCTTGCGCGCGGTGGGCGCCCAGCGTGCCCGCCGACTCCGTCGTCAGGGGCGCGAGATCCATTGGCTGGATGGCTTCCGCTTCTGGAGTCCAGCCTTCGAACGAAGCAAGCGCGACATGCTCGCCAGGAAGGCTCTCGATGAACGCGAAGCGTAAAGCCACCCTCCTCGGCGCCCTGGCCATGACCGCCTTCTACATCCTGCTCATCTTCGCCCCTGCCTGGGGCGGTCTGATCACCGCCGAACAACCCGCCACGGCACCCATCGCCGGGAAGTGAGCCAACAATGCAAACCATCACCGTGCGCGCCTCGTCCTGGGGCGCGCTGTTCGACTGCGCGTTCAAGTGGGAGGGCGTACACCTCCTGAAGATGCGCAACCCGTCATCCCCCCGGGCGCTGCTCGGTACCGCGATCCACGCCAGCACCGCCGCGTTCGACGCTGCGCGGGTGAACGGCGAGCCGATCAGCGCCTACGACGCCTCGGAACTGCTGGTGCACACGCTGCAGCAGCCGGAGTTCGAGGTCGACTGGCGCGGCTCCGACATCAGCCCGCGCGAAGCCGAGTCCACCGGACTGACGCTGCACACGAAGTACTGCAACGACATCAGTCCGCACTTTGACTTCGTGGCCGTGGAGCTGACGACCAAGCCGCTGGAGATCGACTGCGGCGGCGGGGTCATCGTACGGCTGACCGGCCAACTCGACCGGGCCCGCATCAAGCGCGATAGCCACGGCGTCGGCATCGCCGACGTGAAGACCGGCGGCGCCGCGGTGAGCCAGGGCGTGGCCAAGACCAAGGGGCACAAGGCCCAGATCGGCACCTACGAACTGCTCTACGAGCACACCACCGGCGATGCGATCACCGAGCCGGCCGAGATCATCGGCCTGAAGACCAAGGGCAAGCCCGAGGCGGCGGTCGGCGAGATCGTCGGCGCGCGCCAGGTGATGGCCGGCACCGACGAGCATCCCGGCCTGATCAAGTTCGCCGCCGACATGTTCCGCTCCGGCCTCTTCCCCCCGAACCCGCAAAGCCCACTTTGCAGCCCGAAGTACTGTCCGCGCTGGCGGACCTGCCCTTACCACGAATGACCGGAGACACCATGAGCCAGACAACCACCCTCGAAACCCTGCAGACGCAAGCCGTGGCTCCGCGTCAGCGCGACAAGGCACCTGTCGCTATGTCGTTCTTCAACATGGACGGCTTCGAGCTGATGCAGCGCATCGCCAAGGCCTTCAGCCAGGCCGACCTGGTGCCCAAGCAGTACCAAGGCAACCTGCCCAACTGCATGATTGCGCTGGACATGGCCCAGCGCATGGGCGCGAACCCGCTAATGGTCATGCAGAACCTCTACATCGTGCATGGCACCCCGGGCTGGTCGAGTAAGTTTCTGATCGCCACGGTGAACACCTGCGGTCGCTTCTCCTCAATGCGCTACGAGTGGAAAGGCGAGCCAGGCAGTTCCGACTACGGCTGCCGGGCTTGGGCGATTGAGAAGTCCACCGGCGAACGCCTCGACGGCATCTGGGTCACCTGGAAAATGGTGAACGACGAAGGCTGGGCAGCGAAGAACGGCAGCAAGTGGAAGACGATGCCGGACCAGATGTTCATCTACCGCGCCGCCGCATTCTGGCAGCGCGCCTATGCGCCGGACCTCGGCATGGGCCTGCAGACCGCAGAAGAACTGCAGGACGTCATCGACGCCAAACGCGACGCCGACGGCTCGTTCACGGTCGACCTCGACGTGCTGCGGCGCCAGCAGGAGGTCACCGACAAGGCGCCGGGCGCGGGCCAGCAGGCTCTGGAACACGACCCCGGAGAAGTGATAGACACCGTCAGTGGCGAGATCACCAAGTCGGCTCAGCGCCAGCCCGCCGATCAGCAGCCGGACACCGGCACCGACGAGCTCAATCTCGAGTAACCGGCCATGCCCAGCCGAACCATCGAAGAGCAGTTCGACCGTGTCGAGGAGTTCAACAGCCTCCTCGGCGCGGCGGAGCTGAATGCCGCTACCACCTGGGAAGAAGAGTTCACCGCCGACCTGCGCGCCAACTTCCAGCGCTACGGCCCGCGGATGTTCCTCAGTGAGTCCCAGCACACCACCCTCGAACGCATCGCCAACCAGTAGGAACCCGCCCATGAGCCAGAACAACGCCGCCTTCCTCCACATGACCGCCGACACGCTCGGCAAGAGCCTGCTGCAGGGCCTGATCCAGGAAATCCGCATCCTGCCGGACGTTTGGCAGAAGCTGTCCGAAGCCAAGCAGACCGATGTGATCGAGCGCCTGGAGCAGCAGGTACGCAACGCCGCCACCATCGCGGTTCACACCATTGCCGGTGCCGAGCGCGAGACCGTCTACGGCAAGCTCGAATCCATCGCGGCCAAGGACAAGATGAAGGCCGTCATCGTGGTGAATCACTCCAGCCCGAACAAGCACGACCTTCTGGACGCGGTGAACGAGGACTGCCTGCTGATCATCGGCGGCGCCGCTGAGTTCCTCGACGGCATGAAGGATGTGAAGGCCGATCCGGACCAGAACCCGCTGGACCTGAACGGCGGCGACGGCGACATGGAGGAAGACGGCGCTTGGGGCGGCGAGCAGCAGCCCGACGATGATGTCGTAGATGCCGAGTTCCAAGAGCTGCCGCAACTCACCGTCGAGCGCTTCGCCGGCCACACCCTGGGCGAGATCGCCATCGGCGTCGCCACCAAGAAGGACGTGTTCGACGCGGCCTGGCTGCAATCGCGCTTCGCTCTCACCACCGAGGAAGCCGAGCGCGTCGTTCTCCAACTGCTGGACCAGGGCGTCATCGTGCTCGAGCAGGAGAACGAGGAATCCCGCGAGTTGAACACTTACCGCGTCGTCAAGAAGCCGGGGGATATCGCCCTCGACCTGGAGTGAGCCATGCGCATCACGAAACTCGAAATCACCAACTTCCAAGGGCTGCGTCATGCGGCCCTTGATGTTTCTGCGCCGGTGCTCCTGGTGGCCGGCCACAACGGCGCCGGCAAGAGTTCGCTGCTCGACGCCATCAGCCACGCCTTCACCGGTAAGCCCGGCCGCGTTGCGCAGAAGCAGCATATCGGCCAACTGATCACCGAGGGCGCAAAGAAGGGCGAGGCCCGCGTCGAGTGGCTGGACGATGCCGGCGAGGTTCAGGCCTGCGGGGTCGCGCTGCCTAGCGGCAAAGGCTCCCCGCTCGCCGACTCGCCGTTCCTGCCGTTCGTGCTCGACGCCAGCCGCTTCGCCGCTCTGGACGCCAAAGATCGCCGCCGGGTGCTGTTCGACCTGACCGGCGCCAGCGCCAGCCCGGCCGAGGTCGGCAAGCGCCTGAAGGCCAAGGGCATCGACCTGGCGCTGTTCGAGAAGGTGAAGCCCCTGCTCCGTTCCGGGTTCTCCGCCATGGTCGGCCAGGCAAAGGACTACGCCAGCGAAGCGCGCGGCGCCTGGAAGGCAATCACCGGCGAGAACTACGGCAGCGAGAAGGCCGTTGACTGGGCGCCGGAGCTGGTGGCCACCGCGGTGACCAACGACCAGGTCGAGGAAGCCCGTCACGCCCTGCAGGCGCTCGAGGACGATCTGGCTGAAGCCCAGCAGACCTTGGGCGCCAGCAAGCAGGCCCGCCAGGCCGCCGACGGCCGTGCCCAGCGCATCGCCAATCTGCGCGAGCTGGTAGACCTGGAGCCGCGCCGCCGCAACAAGCTGAGCACGGACGAGCAGAACCAGGACGAGTGGTCCGAGAAGGTCATGGCCGCCGAGCTGGCCTCGTCCGGCAGCGTGCCGCACCAGCCGCTGACCTGCCCCCACTGTCAGGGCGCGGTCGACCTGCAGGCCGGTGCTCTGGTGGTGCATCAGCCGCCTGAGAAGATCGCTGACGCCGAGGCAGCCAAGCGTCTGCCGGAATACCGCCAGTATCTGGCCAGTGCTCAGCGCGCCGTGGCGAACAGCCAGCGGGACCTGGACGAGTGTCTGGCAGCCGCTGAGCAGATCAAGGCCCTGGAAGCCGAGTCCGCCGAAGCGCCCAGCGCCGAAGCGATCGCCAACGGCGAGCAGGCTATCAACGAGCTGCGGCAGGCCCGGGACGCGAGCCGCGCGAAGCTGGTGGCCCTCCAGGAAGCCGTGGAAGCTGGTGCCCAGCGTGAGGCCTCGATCGCGAAAGCGCAGGCCGCACACCAGGATGTGGTGGCGTGGACCGGCATGGCCGACGCGCTGTCGCCGACCGGAATCCCGGCTGAGATCCTGGCCGACGCGATCGGACCGGTGAACAAGCTGCTGCAGCGCCTATCCGGCACCGCCGGCTGGTCGCCCGTGCAGATCAGCGCCGACATCGACGTCACGTTCGGCGGCCGGCTGTACGGCCTGCTGTCCGAGTCCGAACGCTGGCGGTGCGACGCGACGCTGGCCCTGGCCATCGCGACGATCTCCGGCCTGCGCCTGGTCCTGCTGGACCGTCTCGACGTGCTGGACCTGCCGAGCCGCAACCAGGCCATCGCACTGATGCGCGCCATGACCTCCGACCGCGAGATCGACTCGGTGATCGTCGCCGGCACGCTCAAGGAACCGATGGCGAAGACACCGGAATGGCTGCAGGCGGTCTGGATCGATGGCGGGCACATCGCCGGCCAGGATCACCAGAAAGCAGCCTGACCCTCAACACGGGCGCCGCAACGGCGCCCAGCACCACGAGTCGTCCCCATGGAATGCAAGATCACCCCCTCACGCCGGGCGGAGGATGCTGCGCGCCTGGCCGCCCTGGTCGCCGCATCCGGCATTCAGCCGGTGCCGGTCGCCGGGTTCACCGAGGTGAAGCCGCTGCCGCCGCGCTCCAAGCGTATCGACCCTGACACAGTCCCGAAACGCCGTCGGCACGGACTCAGCCGCGCTGAGCGGCGCGTGCTGCGCCAACTCGCGGAGGCCTTATGAGCAAGCGGAAGCCCCACAACATTCGCGCCAGGATGGAGCGCTCCTGCCGCGCACTCCTGGCCACCAACCACGTCGCCGTGGTCAACATCGACCCGAGCGGCCGCCAGGGCATGGTCAACTGGAAGAACTGCAAGAACATCCCGCCCGGGCAGCGCATCGCCGATGCTGTCTGCGACATCGCCTATAGCTGGACCATCTACCTCAGCGCCTTCTGCATCGATCAGCGTGGCCAGCGCTACTACAAGTCGGTCGAGATCGCCCCGCAGGGCCTGTACCGCGCCGAGCACCTCACCGACCCGATCGAGACCCACTACAAGGCCTTGGTCGGCGAGTGCAACCCCAACCACCTGATCGGCTCCGGCTGGATCGCCATTCCCTCCGCCGTCTCGCTCGACGAAGACCAGGCCGCGCGCGTGTTTGACGCCGTAGGCGCCTGGAGTCAGCAGCGGGCGGCGTAGATGCTGGATTTAGAACGGCACGTCATGGTCGAGTGGATGGGGAGGCTGCTCATTTTCTAAGGGAAAAATTCGCTCACGAGCGCGATCAAGAAAGTCTTTAGCCAGTCGGACTACTTCCGCATAGCTTGAGACATTTGGTCCGGCCAACAGGCGGCGAAGAGGAAGAACTTCAGGCTCTAAGCCACGCCAACCGGCCAAAAGCGCGATTTGGTCCACTGCAGACTGCAGATCCTCAAGGGGAGGTATCGCTGCCAGATCACCTTCCTCAAATGCGTAAAAGAGTGTCCCTAGCTCCATCGTCGCCCAGTCCCAGATGTCCTCATCTTCCTGATGCACGCCGTCAATCTCCTTTTCCTGAATCACTAAACCTATCCCAAAAAGCAGACCTTCGCGCAACTGCGCGGCGTCGCTCTACCTGGAGAAACCATGACCACCCAGGCTGACATCATCTACAAGACGTCAGCCTACAGTCTTTATTCGTCGTGAGTCCCGGTAAACAAGTCACCGCTTCGGCTCCGGATGTGGATGCTCCACAGATCATCTTTATCTCCCGTGCTCCGCTTTATTCGGTCGTCCTTGCTACATAGGTACCTCACACGATCATCGGTCAGGTTGTTGTAACTGGCGATCGCCCTGGTCGTCCTGAATGGCTGCTTCTTCTTATCCGAGTTTTCCTCCAGCCACTTAAACACTCTTTCGGTCTCTTTGCTGTCGCGCCAAGCATTTCTTGCTACCTGGACCGCGAGGATCACCAGACCTGCTGCAGCGCCCCCAAATGCACCGCCAATGCTCGTTGAGATGATGTCGTTCCATAGCTCAGAACACATTAGTCCTCCTTGATCCGGCCCCATGCCGGGCCACCCAACTCTAGCCCCAACGACATCACTGCGCCATCACGCATAGCGCAGTGCGTCCTCACGTTCGCGAAAAGGAACCCGCCGCATGATCAAGCGCACTCTCTACCACTTCCACTTCTGTTGCGGCCTGGGCGGCGGCGCCGCAGGCTTCAACCGGGCGCGCCCGCGGGTCGGCAACGTCGAGGCCGAATGGGTCTGCCTCGGCGGGATCGACGTGGACCCGGCCGGATTGCGCGACTTCGAGCGCCTGGCCGGTGTCCCGGGCACCCTGCTGGACCTCTTCACCCGCGACCAGTACGTGCGGTTCCACGGCAAGGAGCCGCCGGCCGGTTGGCGGGAGGCAACCCCGGAGGATGTTCGTCGCGCCGCGGGCGGCCGCCGGCCGGATGCCGTCTTCATCAGTTCCCCATGCAAGGGCGCCAGCGGCCTGCTGTCGGAGAAAATGAGCCTGACCCCGAAATATCAGGCCTTGAACGAACTGACTTTGCGGTGCATCTGGCTCATGGGCGAGGCATGGGCTGATGACCCGGTGCCGCTGATCGTCTTCGAGAACGTCCCGCGCCTGGCCAGCCGCGGCCGGCACCTGCTGGACCAGATCAACAGCCTGCTCGGTGGCTTCGGCTACGCCGTGGCGGAAACCACTCACGACTGCGGCGAACTGGGCGGCCTGGCGCAGTCCCGGAAGCGCTTCCTGCTTGTCGCGCGTCACGTCGAGAAAGTGCCGCCCTTCCTATACGAGCCAGAGAAGAAGTCGCTCCGCGCCGTCGGCGACATCCTCGGCCGCATGCCGCTGCCGGGCGATATCGAGGCCGCCGGCCCGATGCACCGCGTACCGTCCTTGCAGTGGAAGACCTGGGTGCGCCTCGCCCTAGTGCGCGCCGGCAGTGACTGGCGCAGCCTGAATGACCTGGCCGTCGAGGACGGCTACCTGCGCGATCTGATCATCGTGCCGGAGTACCACCGGGGCGTCCTGGGCGTGAATCACTGGGGCGATTCGTGTGGCGTTGTCGCCGGCGCGAGCCGCCCGATGAACGGGCGGTTCTCAGTCGCGGATCCTCGCGCGCCGGCAAACGCCCTGCAGTACCAGCAGTACGGCGTGCGCCGCTGGACTGACACCTCGGGCGCCATCATCGGCGTCAAGTCGCCCGGCCAGGGCACGTACTCCGTCGCCGATCCCCGCGGCCAGAGCTTCGGCAAGTACCCCGTCACCGACTGGGACGGCCCGTCCGGCACCGTGATCGCGGCCAGTACTACCGGCCAGGGTGCTTTCGCAGTAGCAGACCCGCGCCCGGGCGGCGTCCGGCACAACAACGTGTTCCGCGTCGTCAGCATGGGCAGCCACGCCGGAACCATCACTGGCGGGCACTCGCCGAGCTCCGGCGGCCAGGCTGTTGCCGATCCCAGGTACCACAACTGGCACCCTGGGGCGAGCAGCCGCAAATTGCACGTCGGCGAGTGGGGAAGCGCTACCGGCACGGTCACCGGCTCCCAGCAGGTGGCCAGCGGCGCTCTGTCGATCGCTGATCCGCGCGTGCTCGATCGCACCAAGGGCGACGCCTACCTGACCGGCGGGCACTACGGTGTCGTCGGGTTCGACCAGTCCGCCGGCGCAGTGTCGGCCAGCGCCAGACACGACAATGGCCGGTGGAGCGTTGCCGATCCGCGCATGCCGGCCGCGAATGACCGTCTGACCTGCATCATCCGCAGCCTGGACGGCACCTGGCACAGGCCCTTCACCACCCTGGAGTTGGCCGCGCTGCAGAGCCTGGTGGACCCGGAAGAACAGTTGATCCTCGACGGCCTGAGCGACAGCGACTGGCGCGAGCGCATCGGCAACGCCGTGCCGCCAGCCGCGGCCGAGGCCATCGCCGGCGTGATGGGCACCACCCTGCTGCTGGCCGAGCAGGGCGAGACGTTCATGCTCAGCAATACGCCCATCTGGGTGCGCCCGGTTGCGGTGGCGCTGAGCGTCGCGCAACAGGAGGTGCAACCGTGAACACCGAACAGTTCATCCGTGACTCGGCCGCGCGCGGGTTTTCCCGGCGCGCAACCCGGCTGGCCCTGGGCATTGGCCCCTGGGTATTCCGCGAAATGTTGACCCTGATGCCGGATATCGAGTGGCCGGCGAAGGGCCAGTCACTGGACCACAAGCGGGCCAACTCGCAGAAACGGGGCCACTGCACGCCGGCACTCGCCCGCGCGCTGGACCAGGCCCGCCAGGCACGCAAGGACAAACACACCCACACCGTGCGCGGCAGGACCGGAACCCTCGAAGAGTTGGTCGACCTGCTGCCGAGCCCCGTCTCGGCCAGCACCGTTCGCCGGCGACTCGCCGCAGGCATGTCCCTCGAGGACGCGCTGCTCTCCCCACACCTACCGCCGAAACCCGGCCATCGCCCACTTCAGCAGGTGCAACCATGACGACGAACCAGAACCACCCCGACGATCACCTTGCCAATGAAGCGCTCCACAGCCGCTATCTCGATGTCCTGACCGGACGCACCAGCGATCACCTCCTGATGTTCCAGGACGAGGCCTACGCGCTTGGCCGCGCCCGGGGGCGCCTGGACGTGTTCCGTTTCGACCTGCACCTGGAGCGCCAGCGCCGGTTCAGCGAACGCACGTTCGGGCCAGGATCGCGCGCCGCCGGCGTCATCGACCACATCCGCAAGGAACTGCGCGAGATCGAGGAAGCCCCTGGCGACCTGGCCGAGTGGATCGACGTTGTGATCCTGGCCCTTGACGGGGCTTGGCGCACCGGCGCCACTCCGGCGCAGATAATCGACGCCCTGGTCGCCAAGCAGACGAAGAACGAGGCGCGCACCTGGCCGGACTGGCGCACGGCGCCGGCCGACAGGGCAATCGAGCATGACCGAGCGGACGAGCCGGTCGACGACAACACCTACTTCGTCATGCGCAACGCCGGCAAAAAGGTGTTCGTGAAGCACGGCCCGTTCTTCGTGAGCCAGGGCGGCCTGACGGAGGACTGGGGGAAGAACTGGAAGCGCATCAGGGCCGGCAGCCTCAAGCATGCCCGCCAGATCGGGGAGGAACTGCTGCCGTGACCCAGCGCATCTACCTCGCCGGCCCCATGACTGGCCTGCCGGAACACAACTTCCCCGCCTTCCACGCTGAAGCCGCGCGCCTGCGAGGCCTCGGGTACCAGGTCGAGAACCCGGCCGAGCACGGCGAGATTCCGGGCTTCGAGTGGGCCGACTACCTGCGGCTCGACCTGCAGAAGCTGCTCACCTGCCAGGCAATCGCTCTGCTGCCCGGCTGGATGGACTCGAAGGGCGCCAGGCTGGAGTTCACCGTAGCCACCAATCTGGGAATGCGCGCTCTGCACGCGGAGCACATCACCGGTCCTGCGGAGGATGCGCGATGAGCGCCGAGTACCACATGCACCTGGCCCTCCTGGCTTCCCTGCTCGGCGGGTACCACTACCGATACGGCAGCGAGGTACAGCTTCACCAGGCTCTCTCCACCGTCCTGACCGGCGCCGGCTTCGAGCATGAGCGCGAGGTGGCGCTCGACGCACGTAACCGCGCGGACTTCTGGCTGGAGGGGATCGTCATCGAGGTGAAAGTAGACGGCTCCCTCGCCGCCGCACTCCGGCAGTGCCAGCGCTACCTGGCCCTTCCGCAGGTCCACGCTGTGCTGCTCGCCAGCACTCAACGCTGGGCCGATACCGCCATGGCCAAACGGCCGGAGTTGGCGGGCAAGCCCTTCCACATTGTCAGGCTGAGAAGGCAAACGCTATGACATCAACCACCTACGGCCGGATCGTCTACAACGGCCGGTACTGGCGGATCACATGCGAACCACAGGTGCGCGCCAGGTTGAAGCGGGTATTTCCGCGTGTGCCGGAGGCTCCGGGTGAGCATATCGACCTGCTCGCCAGCCCCGAAAACAGCCGGGAACTGCTGTGGTTCCTACAGCGCTACCCAATGGAGATCGACACGGACGCACAGGAATCGCTCAAGCAGTTGGCGCAGCAGCACCATCAGATGGAGCAGAACCTGGCCGAACTGGTCGCTGGGCGGATGCCGCTGCCGGCATTCAAGCTGGCCAAGCCGCCGCGCGAGTACCAGCGCTTCGCAGGCGCCCAGGTCACGATCCGCGGCGGCCTGCTGCTGGCGGACGACTTGGGCTTGGGCAAGACCATCACTGGGATATGCCCGATGGCGGAACCCGGCAACCTGCCGGCGGTCGTTGTCTACCCTGCCGCCCTCCCGAACCACTGGCCGGAAAAGCTCGCCGAGTTCGCTCCGAACCTGCGCGTGCATCACATCCGCAAGGGCCAACCCTACCCGCTGGTCCGCCAGCCACGCCAGCGCATCCCGGACCTCTGGGACACGCTGCCCGACGTGATCCTTGTCAGCTATCACAAGCTCAGGGGCTGGGCCGATGTCCTGGGCGAGATCGTGCAGTACGTGGTCTTCGAGGAATGCCAGCAGCTCAGGAACCCAAGCAGCAATATCTACCAGGCCTGCGAGTACTTGGCCGGGCAAGCACGCCTGCGGATGGGCCTGACCGCGACGCCCATCTACAACTACGGCTCCGAGTTCTACCACGTCGTCAACCCACTGATCCCGGACTGCCTGGGCAGCTACGACGAGTTCCTGCGCGAGTGGTGCGTGGGCGGCAGCGTTGGAGAAAAACCACGCCTGAAGGACGCCGAGCAGTTCGGCACCTACCTGCGTCGGGAGGGAATCATGCTCCGGCGCACCCGGGCCGAGGTCGGCCGAGAACTTCCGGCGCTCTCGAAGATCCCGCACGAGATCGAGTCGGACGGCGCGGCCCTGGAGCGGATCACCGGCGACGCGGTAGCACTGGCCAAGACCATCCTGGCTCACAACGAGGCCTACCGCGGCGAGAAGATGCGTGCGGCCGGCGAGTTCGACCAGTTGGTGCGCCAAGCCACTGGCGTCGCGAAGGCGCCATACGTCGCGGAGTTCGTCCGCCTGCTACTGGAAAGCGGACAGCAGGTGCTCCTGTTCGGCTGGCACCGTGAGGTCTACAGCATCTGGCGGGAGAAGTTGGCCGACTACAACCCCGTCATGTACACCGGCACCGAGTCGCCAAAGGAGAAACAGGCCGCGAAGGACGCATTTGTCGCCGGCGACAGCCGCCTGATGCTGATCAGCCTACGCGCCGGCGCAGGCATCGATGGCCTGCAACACGCCTGCAGCACGGTGGTGTTCGGCGAACTCGACTGGTCGCCGGGCGTGCATGAGCAATGCATCGGCCGGATACACCGCGACGGCCAGCGCGAGCCTGTGCAAGCGTTCTTCCTGATCTCCAACGAGGGCAGCGACCCGATCGTCTCTGACGTTCTGGGGGTCAAGCTCGAGCAGATCGAGGGCGTGCGCAACCCAGGCGAGCACCTGGTAGAACGCCGCGACCTTGGCGAGAACCAACTGCGCCAACTCGCCCAGCGCTTCCTCGCCGATCACGGCGTCAAGGTTCCGCGCACCAGCCATCCAACCCCGATTCACCAGCAACCGCCGTTCGAACTTACCTGAGCACCGCAATGAACCGCCCCACCATCTGCCGCACCACAGGCCAACGGATAGGCCTGTGCAAATGCTTCCGCTGCCGGCCGCCGGCGCCGGAGCAACCGGAGACACCACAATGTCCTCTACCCAACACCAACTGATCGAGCAGTGCGCCATCCGCCTGCGCGGCATCGTCGAAGCCCTGGACAACATCCACGACAGCACCCAGCACCGCTCCCCGCACCGCTGCTCGACGGACCTCGACGACGTTCACTCCTCAGCCGAGAGCCTGCTGTCCCTGATCAAGGACCAGGCGCCGACGCAAGCTGCCCAGGGCCTGGCCGGCGCCGCCCTGGCGCAACCCTCCCCGGCGCAGGCCGAGCAGGCCACCGCCGACGACTACGAGGAAGTCCTGGCCGATCACCGTCGTCTGGTGCGCGAGTTGGACGTGCTGCTGAACGGAGAGGAAGGCGCCGCCAAGCAGGCAAGCCTCTGCGATCTGGTCGGACAGGTGTCCGCCATCGTGCGCGAGCGTCGCGTGCCTCTGCTGTCCCGTTCGCAGGCAGAGGATGCTCCGGTAATCGGATGCCTCTGCGGCATGCCGATGACCGAGGGCCATCACTCGCCGGACGGTTGCAGCAGCCTTGGAGAGTTCGCAACGCATGTGGTGGTTCCGCGGGAGTTGCTGGAGCGAATCAGGTCTCAACTCGATCTTCGAGCGGAGTTCGATCAAACATACCCGCCAGAGACTCAGCCGGTGAACGATGACGCTCGCCTGTTCCTGGAACTCCGCGCCCTGCTGAGCGAGCAGGAGGGAGGCTCCGACCATGCGTAGAGCACTGACCGCCCTCGGCATCATCGCCGCCCTCGGCCTGGCCGTGGTGGGGCTGGTGGAGATATTCCCGATCGTTCGCACGCTGGCGGCCTGGCAGACGGGGTGCTTCGGATGAAGCAGAAACCAGGCATCGCACTTCCCCGCTGGCTCCTTCGCACAACCACGATGCAGATGCACAGCGTCGACGTGGTACTGGTCATGGCCCTGGTGCTCCAGCACCACGGTACGGCCGACGCTGTTCGCCGCGCCGCCGGTCAGCTTCGCGACAGAGTATGTGCCGAGCACCGGCCCAAGATGACCGCACTCATGCGCATGCAAGATGACGCGGCGGCGCTGCAGATGGCGCTCAACATCGTCCAGCGCGCCACCGACGCCCTGGGCATCCTGGCGGGAAAGCCGTTTCCGGCCAGACCTTCGCCCAGCGAAAGCCCACCGGATCAGGGGCACATGCCCGCCAAGGCTGGTCCCGTCACCGGTGAGCCGGTGCATCCTACCTGAAATCATCCATGCCCGCGGCCCAACGGAAAGGGTCGCAATTTCATGAGGGAACAGCAATGTCCCTTTCCGAGTTTTTATCCCCTGACGAACTCACTGAATTAGTTGGAAAGAAGGTCGTGAGCAAACAGATCGAGTGGCTCGAAAATCACCATTGGAACTATGAAACCAACGCAGCGGGCCGTCCCATAGTCGGGCGGGTGTATGCGCGGTTGCGTCTGGCAGGCGTTCATCCCACAAGAACCACAGTTTCCGACCCCGCCTGGTCGCTCGACCTGTCGAACGTGTCCTGATATGCGGCCGAAGTCTACGAACCGAGACATGCCGCCCCGCATGTTGAAGCGTGTCCGAAAATTGAAATCGGGGAAAGTCTGGATCGGCTACTACTACAACGGCCGAGACGAGGAGGGAAATCGAAAGGAGATTCCGCTGGGTAGCGACCTGAACGAGGCGCGCGCCGAATGGGCTCGCCTCGAGCGGACGACAACGCCGAAGATCGTGCGCTACATGAAAGAACTGTTCGATCGCTACGAGCGCGAGGTCGTCCCGACGAAGGCGCCGCGTACTCAATCGGACAATCAAGCCGAACTGAGGCAACTACGGAAAGCCTTTGATAGCGCGCCGATCACGGCAATTACTCCTCAGGTGGTCGCCCAGTACCGCGATGCCAGGACAGCGAAAACTCGTGGAAACCGGGAGATAGCACTACTCTCGCATGTCTTCACGCTCGCGAGGGAATGGGGCTACATCGATGGCGAAAACCCCTGCGCCCGGGTGCGACGGAACAAGGAGAAGGCCAGGGACTACTATGCCTCCGACGATGTCTGGGAAGCGGTCTACGCTCATGCCTGCCAGGAGCTTCGAGACGCGATGGATCTAGCCTATCTCACCGGCCAGCGACCTGCGGACACGCTGAAAGTCTCAACAGGCGATCTGGCAGGCGAGTTCCTGCTGGTTGCCCAGGGCAAGACAGGAAAAAAGCTCAGGATTCGCTTGCTCGATGGCGAACAGCCAACAGGGCTGGGCGTGTTCATCGACGGCCTGTTCGAGCGCCGGAAACTGGCCGGCATTACCAGTTCGCGCCTCATTACGAACCCATCAGGCCTCCGCATGAGCTACGCCATGATGCGAAATCGCTGGGACGAGGCGCGAGCAGAAGCCGCCGCCCAAGCAGTGGCCGCCCGAGACGAGCCGCTTGCTGAACGAATCAAGCAGTTCCGCTTCAGCGATATTCGCCCCAAGGCAGCCAGCGAAATCGAGAACCTGGCCGACGCAAGCAAGCTGCTTGGCCACACAAAGGAGCAGATCACGAAGAACGTTTACCGACGCGTCGGCGAGGTGGTAAGCCCGACGAAGTGAGGAGGCGTTGCGGAAATGATCGGAGAATTGCGGAAATGATCCGCTTTCCTAGGCAAGAAAAAAGCCCCGTAACTCACTGAGCTACGGGGCTTTCCTGTTGGAGGCTGAGGTCGGAATCGAACCGGCGTTCACGGATTTGCAATCCGGTGCATAACCACTCTGCTACTCAGCCTTTGAGCGAAGCGACATGCGTTTGGCATATCGCTGAAATTTCTTTCCTGGCGCGATTTTGAACTTATAACCCTTTGATTTCAAAAGATTTTTAGCTCACCCATCGCTGGAATGGACGCAATTATGGACGGATTCGCCGAGCTTGGCAAGCGCTCTACGAAAAAAACTTTGCAGATCAGGCTATTGCGTAGCACAAGCCGGGAGAAACGGGCCCAGACGTCCGCGAAATGGGCCCGCAGCGACCGGCAACCGAGGAGCGCGCCAGGATCCGACGCGCCCTGCCCCGGCGATCAGTTCGCCTCGGGGCTCGCTTCAGTTGCGGGCGCTTCAGGCGTCGGCGCCTCCGTGGCGGCCGGCGCTTCGCCACCCGCCTGTGCACGCTTGGCGCGCTTCTCGCGCATCTGCTCGCGCTGCCGGCGAGACGCCTGCCGCCGCGCATACACCGCCTGCTCGGCGGTTACCTTGCCGGCAACCTGGCCTTGCAGATCCAGTCGCGGCGCATCTTCCACCATACAACTCCAGTAGCGGCTGCCCTGGCACCAGGTGGCGATGGCCTGTTTCAGTTGTTCGGCGGTGATTCCCAATAGCTCGAGATGCTGCTGCGCATCCTGGAGAATACCCTGCTTGAGCGGAACCTTGGCCGCGGGACTTTTCGGAAACGCCAGCGGAAAATGCCGTTGCAGCCTCCAGATAGCCTCGACTCCCGGCTCGACGGCTTCACGTTTCTTCGCGCGTCCCGCGGAGCTTTTGGTTTGAGCCGGTTTCGCCTGCGCCGCCTGTGCGCGCAGACGGTCTCTCAGCTCGGCAAGTTGTTCAAAACCCATCGTTCGCTTCACTAGTGCTGGTTCATTTCTGCGAGAGATTACCCGATACATCCGCTCGCGGCACGCAAAACGGCAACCAGTCGGGCACTTTCATTGCGAATCGACGCTCGTAGGCATGAGCGGCTCTCCCCCGTTCAGCGCCCGAGCGAGCTCATCGAGCGTAGTCGGCTTGAACAGGACCCGGTCCATGCCGGCAGCCAGGCAACGCTCCAGCGCATCCTTCTCGGCGCTGGCGGTAAGCGCTATCACCAAGCAGCGACGCCGACCGCCAAGGGCCTCTTGCGACCGGATCCGTCGCGCCAGCTCGTAGCCATCCATCCGCGGCATCATGCCGTCGGTAATCACGACGTCGAAGTCTTCGCCCTGCCAACGTTCGAATGCTTCCTCGCCATCTTCCGTGGAGGTCACCCGGTGCCCAAGGCTTTCCAATTGCATGGTCAGGGTCAGCCGATTGAACGGATGGTCTTCCGCAAGCAATATCGAGAGCGCCCTTGCCTCTTTCCGCTCCTCGACCTCGGCAACTCCGGAACGCGCTTCGCTGGACTCGCTGGGCGGAGGCTCGGTCAGCGGAAGATCGAACTCGACCGAGAAGCAGGAGCCGTTGCCCAGTTCGCTGCGCAGGCTGATCTGGCCGCCCATCAGGTGCACCAGGCGTCGGCTGATGTACAACCCCAGGCCGCTGCCGGACGCCTGGCCAAGCGCAGGCGAGCCGACCTGCGAGAATGGCCGGAACAGCCTGGCCTGGTCCTCCTCCGAAATACCGAGGCCGGTGTCGCTTACCTCGAGCAGCAAATGAAGCCTCTCCGCCTCGCGCCGCCCCACCGCCCGCACCGTTACCCCTCCGCGCTCGGTGAACTTGATGGCATTGCCCAGCAGGTTGAACAACACCTGCTTGAAATGCAGGGGATCCACCAGCACCCATTGCTCGAGATCCCCGTCGAGTTCCAGTGCCAGGGAAAGATTCTTCTGCCGCGTCAGCCCACCAACCAGCGGCAGGATTCCTCTGATCAACTCGCCAGGAAGCACTGGTTCGGGAGCGGAATCGAACCGACCGGATTCGATCCGCGACAAATCGAGAATATTGCCCAGCAGAAGCAGCAACCCCTGGGCGGCCTCCTGGGCAATGCTCAGCGAATCTAGGTCCAACACGCCCTTCTCGCCCTTTTTCAGCACCAGTTCCTGCAGGCCGATGACCGCATTCAATGGCGTGCGGATCTCGTGACTCATCGTCGAAAGAAACACGCTCTTGGCACGGTTGGCAGCGTCGGCTTGCTCTTCTGCCTGGCGGGTCTTGCGCACCTGGCGCATCAGGTAGAAACCCCAGATGAGGGAGATGGAAATCAGTACGCCGAACAATCCGCCGATCTGCAGAATCTTGCTCCGGTGATCGCGCCAGAAGTCCGCCCCTCCCTTGGCGAAGCGAGGCTCCCAGCGGTGGAGGATTTCCGCCACTTCTTCCGGAGCGATCGCCAGCTGCGCCTTCTCCAGGATGCCCTGCAGCTCCGGCTGGTTCCTCGCCACGCCGATGCTGATCGGGATGGAGAGGTCATCGAGGATACCGACGACCTGGATCCGGTTGTCGAAATGCTGGGCGGACAGATAGCGACCGGTATAGTCGCTGCTGATGGCGGCCTCGCTCTGGCCGGCGTCTACGCTGCGCATGGCGGCGAGGAAGGTCGGATAGACCTGGAGCTTGATCTCCGGGTGCTCGCGTCGAATGAAGTCGTTGAGAAAGTAGCCAATCGTCGTCGCCAATCGCTTGCCCGCCAGGTCCGCGAGGCCATGGACACGCCCCACCCTTTCATCCCGGCCACCCTGGCGGGCGCCCATCAGCACCGTGGTGCTGCGTAGATAGGGCGTCAGCACTTCGAGGCCGGAATCGAAGCGCTCCGACGAAGGCATGGTCGGCGTAACCAATGCCTCCCCCGCATCCAGTCGGCTTTTCGTCTCGACGAAGTTGCGTGCTCCAGTGAAGGAAAACTGCAGGCCACTGCGCTTGCCGATCAGGTCCAGATAGTCACGCCCGATACCACTCAGCCTCCCCTCGTTATCCAGTTGCCCGAGCGCGCCAAGGGAATGGTTGATCACCACCGGCACGACCGGGTGCGCGGAGAGCCAACGCTGTTCCGCCGGCGACAGCGTCACCCGGGGATCGTCGAAGCGCAGGCGCCTCCCGGCGCTCCAGCTGCGCAACAGTTCGTCGCCGTAGCGCCCGCTAATATGCGGCAGGGCGCGATCGATGAGCGCGAGCAGAGGTTCGTCACCTGGCCGGAGCAGGAAACGGAAACCCTGGCTGTCGATGGGTGCGAAGTTCTCGATGCGCAAGTTCAGCAGGTAATGGGTCTGGATGAGGTAGTGCGTGGAAACTGCGTCCCCCAGCACGCCATCGACATCCCCCATGCTCAGCGCTTCCAGGGCAAGCTGCGGCGAGTCGAACCAGATGATCCTGCTGTGCGGATAGGCAGCCTTGATACGTTCGGCGGGAAGATAGCCCTTGACCGTGGCCAGCCAGGACTCCGCCTGCGAATCGAACGGGGCACCGCTGGAAGACACCAGTACCGGCCGGTCGGAAAGATACGCAGCGGATGCCAGCAAGCCGTGTTGTCGGGCCTCGACCTCGCTACCGACGCCAAGCAGGTCGATCTCCCCTTGCGACAACGCGTCGATTGCCGCCTGCCGCGACGGAAAGTCCCTGACGCGCAACGGCCGCTCGAACACCAGGGCCAGGTAATCGGCCGTGAAGCCCTTGTAGGAGCCTGCGTAGAAGATGGACAACGGCGGATAGTCGGGGGAAACCACGCCTACCGTCAGCGGCTCCCGTGCATCCAGCCACTGCCTGGCTCGTTTATCGAGCCAGGGACGCATCGTTGTCGTCGTACGCCCATCCGGCAGGATGGATTCGGCTTCGACGGGCAGCGGCTGCAGAGCGATCAGCAACAGGCAAAAGACCGCGGACAGCAACGACCTTGTCAGCATGTCGAGTCTACGATGGCAAAGTTCTCCGGCCGGATAGAGGGCATGGCATCCGCGCCCAGAGCCTGCGGACACATCGGCAACGATGCCGCCATGTTAGCAGGTAGATGGATACTTTTCCCAGGAACCCACGTCTGTCGACACTCGCTCTGACAGCCGCCTTATGCCCGGCTCGCGAAAACCCTCGACTCTTTCGCGTCGCCGGCTAGATCGATGAAGCCGCTTGCGATGACGTGCGCCCTGGCCGTGGCATGCCTGCACTCGAAAGCCCAGTTCGAGCCGCACATCGCCGAGGGCAACCTGGTAGCGTGCTGGAAGGCTGGTGCGATCCATTCCCGGGCTATTACCTCTATCACCCAAGTCAGAGGCAACCTTCGCCAACCTTCTCAGTGGTCGTCGAAGCGCTGCGATACCGAAGCGCTGGCCTTGGGACGGCTCGGTCGAACGTGGCAGCCAAAGCAACAGGCGCACGAAGGCGGTCCAAGGTGCAATGAATCGAGCCCCCCTGGAGTGCGACAGCCACACTTCTGATGTGCCGAGGCAGCATCTTGCGGCAAGCCGCCTCGCTGGCGAGACGAAGGGCTTCGCGAAACGTACGGCCCCGGTCGCCGGGAAAGCGGCAAGGAGAACCGCCCCTCGGCGCGGACGTTCCACGAACGGGTACGGGACTTGGAGGCGGAACGAAAAAAGGGCCCGAAGGCCCTTTCTCAATGATCTACAGACTTCATTGGAACTCTATAGATCTATATTTGGAGCGGGAAACGAGACGTGTACTAGGACAGTAAGTCGTTGTTTCCCAAACACTTTCTTCGTTGGGCTGGCCAGCGAAGACCTCAATTGTAGCCTTGTTTTTCGTCCTCGGCAACAAATTCGTCCAAAGAGTTCCACGGACGTCCATAGAGCTGCACTCAGCACACCACACCCACGATCGGTACATCGTCGTAGGCGACTGCCTCGAACTCATCACCCACGCCCGGTTGTCTGCCCGCATCCATCATCGCGAAGACAACCCAGGTAGATGGTTCTGGTGATGGCACAAGTCGGATGCCACCTGGAAGCGCCAGCACCACAACTCACAGGCGACCTTCTGTCCAAGCTCCTTTGGAAGAACGCTCACGCTGGCCACCGCGTTCCCACACACGATTCTTTATCGATATATCAGGATGACGGGGCAAGCATGACAGGTGCGGGTTTGCTGCGTCCGGCTGGACATTGGGCGACGATTGCGGCCCCCTCGCGCTTCCTAAGACCGCTGGCATATCAGGTCATACCTAGACGGTTTTGCAGAAACCGTAACTTCTCACGACCCTGATAGCGTGAGCGTCGCTGTCGAGCCTACGTCCCGATGCTCGACCTTCTAATCGATGATTTTTGCACATCGAACACACGACGACTACCAGTTGCGCGAACTGGTGAGAAGTATTCAAACCACATGACGAAGCGGCCTTCGGGACCCACTTCCTACACAAGCGACAGGCCGACCATGAGGTCGGCGACAAAGGAGTCGGTCATGTAGTTCTTCTCCTGGAAGGAGACGGAGCATGCACGAGAACAAGAATGATGCACCAACATCAAAGGTGTTCTATCGCCCGATCGAAGCGTCCATCCGCTGGGCCGGGCTGCTGCGATACGAGCAGGTGATCCTGGCTTCGATTTCGTCGCCAAGGCGCCTGCCGCAGTCGTTGGACTGTCCACGTTGTGACGAGCTGCGGCTTTGCACCGAACGCATCTTCGACGGCATCCTCAATGGAGAACTGCCCTTCGGACGGAACGGCATCACGACGCGCGATTCCGCGCTGATCGACTCCCCTGATCTGACGGTGCGCCACGTCGATCTGAAGAGCTGGATGCGCCAGCACTATCCCGAGCAACGACCGTGCTTCCTCTTCTCCCGGAGCGAGCGCATCGCCCATCCCTTCATCTCGGTGGAAACTGGGCAGGCGATGCTAGTCGAGCGCCTGGCCCTGAAGTCCACCTTGGACCAGTACAAACGCCAACTGCATGAGTTGCAGGAAAAGCACGGGGCGCTTCTCAAGCAGATGGCGCCCTCTACTGGCGCACAGTGCCTGATCAGTGATCGCGCCGAAGCCACCTACCTGAACATTATCGGCAGCATGCTGGACCTGATGCTCGGCCAGTCGCCTTCGGGCGTGCCGTACTCCAGCTTCAAGACGCAGGAGGCGGTGGTCAGTGCATTGGTCGCCCATCACAGCGGCGCAATGGGGATCGCGGAGCGGACGCTAAACGGCAAGTTCGCCACGGCCAGACGCCGGCTGCGTAGCGCAACAGTCTGAGGTTTTCCATCTTGTATGTGCAATCGCGGAGATTGCATTTGCAATGTCTTTTCCCATCCATGTCTATTGAATGGAGGTCACGCCAACAAACGCCACTGAGCGTTCAGGAGTGACCGCCATGTCGCAAACACCTGCACTGCCCGCAAGCGAGCGCCGCATCCTGCGGCTTGATGAAGTCGAAACCAAGTCGGGTTTCAAACGCGCCCACATCTACAACCTGATGCGCAAAGGCCTGTTCCCGAAGGCGCTGCGCCTGGGCGTGCGCGCGGTCGGTTGGGACTCCATCGAGATCGATCAGTGGATCGCCGAGCGCGTCAACAACCGGGCCTGACCCGTTCTCCAGCGGACTTCCCATCCTCACACGGAGAACGCCATGCAGGTCGTATCCATCATTTCAACCAAAGGTGGCGTCGGCAAGACCACCACGGCCGCGAACCTCGGCGGGCTTGCCGCGGACGCGGGGCTGCGTGTACTGCTGCTCGACCTCGACGTGCAGCCCACCTTGTCCTCGTACTACGAGCTAGGCCACCGCGCACCTGGTGGCATCTACGAGTTGCTGGCCTTCAACGAGCGCGACCTCGGGCTGCTTGTGTCCCGCACGATCATCGAGGGCCTGGACTTGGTGCTCTCCAACGACCACCGAGGCGAGCTGAACACTTTGCTGCTGCACGCGCCGGATGGGCGCCTACGGTTGCGCCATCTCTTGCCGGTCCTGGCGCCTCTCTATGACCTGGTGCTGATCGACACCCAAGGTGCGCGCTCGGTGCTGCTGGAGATGGCGGTGCTCGCCTCCAACCTCGCGCTGTCGCCCGTGACCCCGGAAATTCTCGCGGCGCGCGAGCTGCGGCGCGGCACCATGCAGTTGCTCGAAGACATTGCGCCCTACCGGCACCTGGGCATCGAGCCTCCACCTCTGCATCTGCTCATCAATCGTGTCCACCCTGTGTCAGCCAATGCACGGCTGATCCAGCAGGCCCTGCGCGATCTTTTCCAGGACCACGCCGGCATCCGCGTGCTGGCTACCGACGTGCCGGCCATCGAGGCGTATCCGCGTGCAGCTACGCGCGGATTGCCAGTGCATCGGGTCGAATACCGCCAGCCGCCGGGCAGAGTCGCCCCCGCCGCGCTCGACACCATGCGCGGCCTCGCAGACGAACTATTTCCGCAATGGCGGCACCGATTTGCCATGGTGTCCGGCCGTCCGCCACACCCTCTTGATGCCGGGAGGTCCCATGGCGAACGCACATGAGCTTGCCCGTGGCCACAAGCGGCTTCGCGCCCTGATCGAGTTCGCGGTTGGCGAAGGTTGGCACGTCAAACGCACGCCTGGCGGCCACCTCAAGTTCACCAAGCCTGGCTGCGCCGCGATCTACACCAGCTCGACGGCCAGCGACCACCGGGCGACCCTGAATGCCCGTGCGCAAATCCGCCGCGCCGAGCGCGAGGCCCGATACCAAGCGCAGGGAGGCGGCCATGGCTGAGATCACCTCCCAGCAGATGGCCGGCAAGCTGCTCGCGGCCGGGTTCGAGCGTAGCGGCCCGTCAGCCTCGACCTTGAGCGACCCGATCGCCGACACACCCATGGTCGTGACCCTAGATCAGTTGCGCCCCTACGACCACGATCCCAGGAAAAAACGCAACCCGGCCTACGAGGAAATCAAGGCGTCCATCCGCGAGCGCGGTCTGGACGCGGCGCCGGCCATCACTCGCCGACCAGGTGAGGACCACTACATCATTCGCAACGGCGGAAATACGCGGCTGGCGATCCTGCGCGAACTATGGTCAGAGACCAAGGACGAGCGGTTTTTCCGTGTATCGTGCCTGTTCCGGCCGTGGCCCAGCCGCGGCGAAGTCGTCATGCTGACCGGCCACCTGGCCGAGAACGAATTGCGCGGGGGCCTCACGTTCATCGAGCGCGCCCTCGGCGTCGAGAAGGCGCGCGAGTTCTACGAGCAAGAAAGCGGCACTGCCTTGAGCCAGTCCGAGCTGGCCCGCCGCCTCGCCGCCGATGGCTTCCCGGTACAACAGTCGCACATCAGCCGCATGAACGACGCGGTGCAGTATCTCCTGCCCGCGATCCCGACCGTGCTCTATGGCGGTCTCGGTCGCCATCAGGTCGAACGCCTGTCGGTCATGCGCAAAGCCTGCATGCTCGCGTGGGAGCGCTACGCCAAGGGCCACCCACTGGTTCAGGACTTCGACGAATTTTTCCAGGACGTGCTGTCGCAATTCGACGTCCAGGCCGACGAGTTCTCCGCGCAGCGTGTACAGGACGAGCTGATCGGCCAGATGGCCGAGATGCTTGGTGTCGATTACGACGTGCTCGCCCTGGACATGACCGAATCCGAGAGCCGGCAGCGCGCCTTGGTCAGCGACCCAACGCCGCCCTCGACGCCGCCTGCGTTGCCGGAGCCGGGAACCATCGCGCGCCCACCTGCCAACACTGCGCCACCCATCGCAGGGGCTGCATCCGCAGCGCCGCCTGCAGGCCGACCTGCGGCAACGCCCTCGACGCGCGAGAGCGACACGGATGCCAGTCAGGCAAGTCCGGCCAACCCTGCGGTGGGTGGCGATCTGCTTCGGGAGCACATCGTCTCGCCGGCACCGACGACCGAACGGCTCCAGTCCATTCAGCGTATGGTCGCCGACCAGTTGGGTGATGCGCTGCCGCCAGACTTCTCGGTGAGCGTCTTGCAGTCCATCCCTGTGCAGGCTGGCGGGCTCTATCCGATCTCCGATGTCTGGTACATCGATCCCGGCCTGGACACAGCCGAGCGCCTGCGCATCCACATCGCACAGTTCGCCCGCGAAATCGCGGGCGAGGCAGACCTGGACGAGTGCATTGATGACCGTGCAGAGGGTATCGGTTTCGTCTGCCGGGCCCGCACCCAAAGCTCGGCGCCGCTGGGCCGTGCCGTCCTCGCGCTGTTAGCGTGCCTGGCCGGTCAGCGGCCCGCCGACGTCGGCCTGCACGACGGGCAAATCGTCATCGAACTGCCGGCGCTGCTGCACGGCCAGGGTGATGCGGCCCAGCGATTGAGCGATACCTCGCTGGTCAAGCTGTTCCGGCTGCTGCGGTTGGCCCGGCACCTGCTCGACCTTGAAGCCGGCGCTGCAGGCGTTGGAATTTGAGCGAGGGAGGCCAGCATGTCCGCACCACACCCACTCAACCAGGCCGTCATCGCCCAGGCCCTCTATGACTTGCGTAATGGGCAACTGCGCCGGTGCAAACTGATGGGGTTTGGCGAGGAAGAACTGGACGCCCTCAAGCATCCCGCGCTGATCAGCGTGCTCGCCAACGCTAACGTCTCCTGGTGCTCGGTGACGGTCAACCGCGAAGTGCTCCGGCGACTGCTCAAGCAGGCGCAGGACGTGGAGAAGGAAATCGCCACGGTCGATCGCATGCTCAGGCTGGGCGCGAGCACCGAGATGGTCAGTCGGTTCTATGGCCTGACCCATCAGGAGGTGGCGCTTCGCCGCGAAATCCTCGGCCTGCCGAAGCGCAAGGGCCGCCACCCCGTGCTGGATGAGAAACAGGACACGGAGCTGTGGCGGCAATGGAAGGCCGTGACCGGCAGCAGAAATGTCGATCTCGAAGACGAAACCTCCATCCTCGACGCCACCATGGACTTGGCCGAAGGCATGTCGCTGCCTCTGTCGGTGGTCTGGGCCTCGATCAAGAGCTGGGTCGATCAGGGATTGGGTTGAGCCATGGCCGTGGACAACACCACACCACGCCGTGGCCCCGTCGCACTCGCGGACCTGTTCGACGCCGCCTTGAAAGACCTCGTGCCCAAGCCCAGCCCCAGTGCGCCAGCACCCATGCCTGCGCCGACGCCCGCCACGTCCGGCGATGCCTTCCTCTTCAGCGGCAACCGGCATGAGACCGTGCCGCGGCGGCTGTTCCTCGACCGTCGCCTGACGCCGCTGGAGCGCAACGCCTGGCAGGTGTTCCGGCTGATGCTCAACGACGATGGCGTGACCGCCTTCCCGACTTATGAGCAGCTTCGCCCCTGGCTGGCGTCGATGCCCTGCGCCGGGCAGGCCTCGCATGAAACCGTGGCCCGAGCGTTGACACTGTTGCGCCTCACCAGATGGTTGAGCCTGGTGCGGCGACGGCGTGACCCCAAGACCGGCCGCATCCTCGGCAACCTCTATGTTCTGCACGACGAACCACTGACGCCCTTCGAGGCCATGCAGCTCGACGCCGACTACCTGGCACTGGTCAGCCAGTCCCTTGGCCATTCGGCCAAGGCCGTCCAGATGGTCGGCCTGAACACCCTCAAGGAGATCGCGGAAGATCCGCTGCTCTCTGGGCGCACACTGCCGTCGCGGCTGCAAGTCCTGGCAGAACGCCTCGCCAGCCAAGGCATCACGGCCGCCGAGAGTTATCCACAGGAGGATGCCGCCCACGAATCCGAAGAAGGAGCATCGAGCCTTCTTCGGAATGCGGATGACCCATCTTCGGAATCCGAAGCAGGGGCGAAACCCGCGCCAGACGCCTCTCTTCGGAATCCGAAGCAGGCCCGTACAGTACGTAGTAGTCGTATTAATGAAGTACGTACTACCGCGCAGGCGCGCGCGCTGGGCGATTTGCAATGGCCCAAGCGCTTCACGGAACTGAAGGCAGAGCAGCAGACAGGTGCCAGGGTGGCATTGCAGCAGGTCGATGCCGCGCTGAGACAGGCCGTGCTGGACGAATGGGCCACACGATGCAGCAATCATGGCATCCGCAATCCTGCGGGGTATCTGTTCGGCATCATCCAGCGCGCCATCCATGGCGAGTTCAATGCCTGGGCCAAGAAAGACGCGCCATCGGCATCCGTCCCGCCAAACGAGCGGCCACCACCAGCACCGCCACCTCAGCCGCAGGGTAAGCCAGTGCCACCGGAAGTCGCCAAGCAGCACATCGAGCGGCTACGCAATCTGCTCGCCAGCAATTGAGTCGGCATGCAAGGTGGTGAAAGTAGATGTCCATGGCCGCCAGTAGAGCTATCCCCTGGGGATAGTTCCGCTGCTGGGCACAACACCAGGCTGTCGCAGGCCTGGGATCGACCCTCTGCCGCAGCATCGGTGTTGTCCCCCCTGATCCCGGCGTGCAGCGTTCGTTGGCGCTCCATGGAGCTATCCCCAGGGGATAGCTCATGCCGCATGCAACCGCCACGCCCTAAACCGGGGCCGGCCGGGATTCGGATTCTTGACTGACTGCCTTCCGCTTCCTGCCGAAGCTGGCCGCTCCTTTTCCAACAACGAGCGGACACCATGGCAACCAATGAACCTCTGCAACTGAATCTCGGCTCCCTGCGCAGTGCGATGTCGCTGACCCTGCACACCCACCACGCTTCCCGCATCTGGCACGGCCGCGCCGCCACCGAGGGGCGACCGGGCATCGTCGGCCTGAACGGCTACATCGCTCAGATGAACAAGATGCGGCGGGGCTCGGAGCAGGACGACCCGTACAGCGACTTCTGGATGCTGCGCATCGAGGAAAAGCTCGACCACACCAAGGCCACGCTGCAATCGCTGCGCGAGCAGGTGGACCAGGCGCTGGCGAGCGTGCCGCCAGCGCTTAGCCTGGGCGAAAACCTCAACGTGCAGCCGGTCAAGCTGCCGCTCTTCGTCAACGCGCAGCTCGGCTTTGCCGCGGTCTATCTTCTGGCCGACTACGACGACATCGCCCGCAAGCTGATCCTCGCCCATCACACCGCGCTCATTGACCGCAGCACCTTGGAACGCTGGCTCAACGAGGGCGCACATTCACTGCGCAGCCTGTTCTCGCTGGCCCAGCAGTACCGCTATTCGGGCTGCACACGCGATGATTTCGCGTCGAAGAATGCCGCAGCGCGGGCCGCGCTGGAGAAGTACGGCGAACTGCCGCAGGACGTGCTGGAAGGCACTCGCCGCTCGAAGTTTGCGCCGCCCATCGTGCGCCGTGGCCTGCAGCAGCGCAGCGACGGTCCTGCCGAAGCACCTCCGCCCGGAGATGAAGCCACCACCGCAGAGCCGCCCGAAACCGCAGCCGACGAGGACGAGCCGGCATGAGCGATCCGAACCAACCGACCCGCTACTTCCGAGGCCTGCAACAGGGTGCCTTCATGCGGCTGGAACACGCAGCCTCTCTAAAAGGCCTTTTAAAGCCTTTTAAGGGTAAAGGGGACTTCGAGGCCTGGGCCAGCCAGTGCTTCGCCATGCGCGACGAGTTGATTGCCCTGGCACAGCGACAGGTGCTGGAGCAGGCATGCGGGCACCCCTTCCACCTGCTGTCCATCGAACTGGCCCAACAGACCACCGGCGCAGGAACCGTCTTCTTGCGCTGGCGCAGGCACGACAGGTCGGCCATGGGCGTGGCGCTGTGGCGGGAGCTGATCGCCAGCACCAGCACGCCCGTCAACCTGCTGGCCGACCTGCACGCGATCGAGCTGCAGCGCATCACGTTGAACATGCAGATCAGCCTGCTGCACACCTTGGGCAGGCAGGCGCAGGAATGCGCCAGCAAGGCGGCCCAGGCGGACGACGCCTACCTGCGCCGACTCACGCCCATTCCCGCCGCAATGCGCGATCGATGATTGCGCCGGGCATCCAGCACGCTCCCGACGCCGACGAGGCACGGGTATTCAACCACCACGGAGATCACACCATGAGCACGCATTTTTCCGGCGAAGGCAACATCGGCTCGCCACCGGAGTACCGCGAATTCCCCAACGGCAACGACGAACCCAGCCGCCTGCTGCGCCTGAACGTCTATTTCGATAACCCCGTACCCAAGAAGGATGGCACCTTTGAGGATCGGGGCGGCTTCTGGGCGCCGGTGGAAATCTGGCACCGCGACGCCGAGCACTGGAAGGACCTGTACCAGAAAGGCATGCGCGTGCTGGTCGTCGGCCGCATGGAGCGCGAACCCTGGACGGACAACGAGGATCAGCCGCGCGAGACCTGGCAGATCAATGCGCGCAGCGTCGGCATCCTGCCGTTCCGCATCGAATCCGTGACCCTCAGCCCAAAGCTGCAGGAGGCAGAGCCCAAGCCCCAGGCCGCGCAGGAACCGGCTGCGCCGAAAGAATCCAAACGCAGGAAGTGAACCAGCTTGGAGGGCGGTGGCACGTCTTCGCCGCCCTCCATGCGCTGGTGGAGCTATCCCCAGGGGATAGCTCCACCAGCGTCCACTGAATTCCACGCGCTCCCGCAAATCGCGGCTCCCGATCCGCACACCTGCGGCCACGCGCGCCTCCCGTACAAGCGATTCCATCCCGTGAAAGCGGTCGCCGCCGCATGCGGCTTGTTTGCTGCTGCCCCAGGCGGCGCTCGGCATCCTCGATTCCAGCAACTCCATGAACAACGGGAATCGGGATGGACGGACATGCGGCTGTTCTTGTGCGAGAAGCCCTCCCAGGGCAAAGACATTGGCCGGATTCTCGGTGCCACGCAGCGCGGTGAAGGCTGCCTCAACGGTTCCGGCGTCACCGTCACCTGGTGCATCGGCCATCTCGTCGAAGCGGCAGCCCCCGAGGTCTATGACACGGCGCTCAAGCGCTGGTCGCTGGAGCAGTTGCCCATCATTCCTCAGCACTGGCGGGTCGAGGTCAAACCGAAAACCGCCACGCAGTTCAAGGTCGTCAAGGCGCTTCTGGCGAAGGCGACCCAGCTTGTCATCGCCACTGATGCCGACCGCGAAGGCGAGTTGATCGCCCGCGAGATCATCGATCTGTGCGGCTACCGCGGTCCCATCGAGCGGCTGTGGCTGTCGGCGCTCAACGATGCGTCCATCCGCGCCGCGCTCGGCAAGCTCCGGCCGTCGGCCGAGACCCTGCCGATGTACTACTCGGCACTGGCGCGCTCTCGGGCGGACTGGCTCGTCGGCATGAACCTCAGCCGCTTGTTCACGGTGCTGGGACGACAGGCCGGCTATGACGGCGTGCTGTCGGTCGGCCGCGTCCAGACCCCCACGCTCAAACTGGTCGTGGACCGCGACCGCGAGATCGCCGCCTTCGTGTCCGTGCCGTACTGGGCCATCGACGTGTCCCTGTCCGCTGGTGGCCAGACTTTCACCACGCAATGGGTTCCCCCGAAAGCATGCACCGACGACGCCGGCCGCTGCCTGCAGCAGCCCATCGCGCAGCACGCCGCGCAGCAGATCCGCGTCGCGGACAGCGCCCAGGTGGTGTCGGTCGAAACTGAGCGCGTGCGGGAAGGCCCGCCGCTGCCGTTCGACCTGGGGACCTTGCAGGAGGTGTGTTCCAAGCAGCTTGGGCTGGATGTGCAGGAGACCTTGGACATTGCTCAGGCCCTGTACGAGACGCACAAGGCCACGACGTACCCGCGCTCCGATTCGGGATACCTGCCCGAAAGCATGTTCGCCGAGGTGCCAACGGTTCTCGACAGCCTGGTCAAGACCGATCCGTCGCTGCGACCGATCATGGACCAGCTCGACCGCACTCAACGCTCACGCGCCTGGAACGACGCAAAGGTATCCGCGCACCACGGCATCATCCCGACGCTCGAACCGGCGAACCTCTCGACCATGAGTGAGAAGGAACTGGCAGTGTATCGGCTGATCCGGGCGCACTACCTGGCGCAATTCCTTCCTCACCACGAGTTCGACCGCACCGTGGCGAACCTCTCCTGCGGCCAGCAGACGCTGGCGGCCACCGGCAAGCAGGTCGTCGTCAAGGGTTGGCGCCTGGTGCTGGCCGAACCGCAAATTGAGGAGGATGGCGCCCCTGCGGCGCGCAGCCAGGTACTGCCCGCGCTGCGCGAGGGGCTGGCATGTCAGGTGGCCGACGTCGATCTGAAGGCGCTCAAGACGCTGCCCCCTCGGTCTTATACGCAAGGCGAGTTGGTCAAGTCCATGAAGGGCGTCGCCAAACTGGTCTCGGACCCGCGCCTGAAACAGAAGCTCAAGGATACGGTCGGCATCGGAACCGAAGCGACGCGGGCCAACATCATCAGTGGCCTGCTGACGCGGGGCTACCTCGTGAAGAAGGGCCGCGCCATCCGTGCCTCGGATGCGGCCTTCACCCTGATCGACGCGGTACCCACAGCGATTGCCGACCCAGGGACAACCGCCGTCTGGGAACAGGCGCTGGACATGATCGAAGCTGGGCAGCTCACGCTGGACGTATTCATCAGCAAGCAGGCTGCATGGATCTCACAGTTGATCGCGCAGTACGGCAACACGTCCCTGTCCATCAAGGTTCCCCAAGGGCCGGCTTGCCCGCAGTGCGGCGCGCCCACGCGCCAGCGCACCGGCAAGAGCGGCCCGTTCTGGTCGTGCAGCCGCTACCCCGACTGCAAAGGCACTCTGCCGGTCGAATCCGGCACGTCCAAGCGTAGTGCCTCGCGTCCGCGCAGTGGCGGCCGCAAAGGCTCCTGACCGACCCCGTTCCCCGTGAGCCGTGCCCGCCATCGGCGGCGCGGCCTGTGTCCCGCATGCCCTGCGGGACGCCCAGCGCGCAACGCCTTCTTGTCCGTGTGCGCGTCCCGCTTGGTCATCCCCGGCCGCGGGACCTGAAGGTAGCTTCTCCGCGAACCGCCTCCCGCGTTCTGCTGATCTGCATTTCTCCCGCCTCTGCGAAGGGTCCCCCGATGGCTTGCCAGGCTGCGCGAGCCACCCGGAGACCCTTCGTGGTCAGCGGTATTCGGTGCCGGTGCCCGCCGGCGCAAAAACGGGCTCCCTTTGTGCGCGGATGTGCGCCAGACGATGCCGGCGCGAACCACGACATGCGCCGGGTGTGATTGCTGATGAGCAGACGGTTCTAGCGACGACCGGGCCTGCACGGGTATTCGGAAAAGGTTGTTGATTAGGCCTTTTCCATAGGGTTCTACATTTCAC